CTGGGAGCACCGCCGGTCAGGTACGACAAAGCCTTTGCTAAAAAGCTGGGAGTGGACTCAGAGTACGCTGAGAGATTCTTAGACTGGGATGACAACCTAGTCAGGCTGGAAGCCATACCGCACACCTGCACAGAGAAAGAGTTGCTCACGCACTGCCTAGCCGCCAAGAAGATCATCGACATCTATCGAAGCACTGCACATCCGGTGGTAACTTTCTGGGACATGCTAGGCAGCTTGATCGAAACCTCTCTTGCAGGCGGCAAAGAGTTCGTGTATAAATGCATTACCTTCAAAAAAGGAGAGATAGTTCTGCCTAACGGTATGAGCCTTCTTTACCCCGACTTGCGTAAGCAGAAGGACAGTAACGGTAGGAGCCAGTGGGTATACGGGCCAGATGCTACCAAGCTGTACGCAGGCAAGATCACGAACAATGTGGTGCAGGGCACAGCAAGAATCGTGATGACGGATGGTATGTTAAGAACCGCAAAGAAGTACTTTGTGGCGGGGACGGTGCATGACGAGCAGATCGTTGTAGTACCTGATTCTGAAGTTGATGACGCTAAGACTTGGGTCTTGGCGCAAATGACTATGGAGCCGAAGTACATGCCGGGGATTCCTCTGGCCGCTGACGGTGGTGCGCACCGTAGATATGGGTTAGCTAAAAACTGAAGGAGAAAAATGAAGCAACTGACACTACCTAAAAAAGTAAAGGTGGGCGAGAGATGGTATAGCGTAGAGGTCGTTGAGGCCCTACGCAACAAAGGTGAGATGGGACGTGTGTACTACGACAAGGGTGTTATCGAGTTAGGCAGACGCACGCACCACGGCATACCACTCAAACTGTCCGCACTGAATGAGACTTTCTGGCACGAGCTTGTGCACGTCATCTTGTACGAGATGGGGGAACACAAGCTCAACGACAGAGAGCGTTTTGTAGAAGACTTTGCCGAGCGCTTAGCGCAGGCTATCAACACAGCGAGGTTCTAATGAGCAAGATTACGTGGAGTCACAGCGCTCTCAAAGACTATGAGGGCTGCGCCCGCCGATACCACGAGGTTAAAGTTCTTAAGAACTACACGTTCCAAGACACACAAGCCACGTTGTACGGCAAAGAATTCCACGACGCTGCTGAGCACTACATCAAAAGCGACAAGCCACTACCCACACACTTCGAGTTTCTTAAAGACACACTAGACGCCCTCAAGGCCAAGACCGGCAGGAAACTGTGCGAGTACGAGATGGGCGTTACCGAGGACTTACGTCCGTGTGACTTCAACGACGACAACCGATGGGTGCGTGGTATTGCTGACTTAATCATAATCGATGATGACAACCTGACCGCACGTGTGGTGGACTACAAGACAGGCAACAACAAGTATCCTGACAGGGATCAACTGACGTTGATGTCGCTCATGGTCTTCACGCACTTCCCACATATACGGCGTGTGACTTCGGCACTGCTGTTTGTTTTAAAGAACGACATGGTGAAGTCCGGTATGCTGGTGGGTGAAGCCCCCGATGCGTGGGCAGACTACCGCGAACGGGTTGCTCGTATCGAGAAGGCGCATGAGACGAATGTGTGGAACCCCAAGCCGACACCCCTATGCGGGTGGTGCTCGGTCAAGACTTGCGAGTACAACACTAAGAGGAACTAACATGCAGACAAACGGCAAGCGTGATTACAAACACGCCTACAAACTTCAAAAGAAAAACGGTGAGACCGAAGATCAACTTGAACGGCAGAAGGCCCGCAGGTTGTACGACAAAAAAGGTATTGACCGTGCAGGCAAAGACATCGACCACAAAGTGCCGCTACGTAAAGGCGGCAAGACTACTCCGGGCAACCTGAGACTGCGAAACAAATCAGCAAACCAAGGCGATAACAAATAATAAATGGAGAAAGCAGATGGAGATTGTTGATAACAGAGCCTTACTATTCCGAACGCGAAACCCACATAAATACAGCGTCATACCTAAACACAAAGTCACGCCGTGCAATGGCGGCTATGAGGTTGCGGTGTTCTGGGGTTTGGATGAAGTGCGCGTGCTCAGAAACTTAGGGGTCAAGAACGCACCATCCCCCATCACTAGACGGTACAAGTGGCCCGGCAAGTTCAAGCCGATGGAGCACCAGATAGAAACGGCATCGTTCCTGACGCTGCATAAGAAAGCGTTTGTGTTCAGCGAGCCGGGGACAGGCAAGACACTATCGGCACTATGGGCGGCGGACTACTTGATGCAGCGCGGTGATGTCAGACGTTGTTTAATTTTGTGTCCCCTATCGATCATGCACAGCGCTTGGTTAGGTGACCTGAACAACAGCATCATCCACCGATCCGCCATAGTTGCGCACCACGCGCAAGCTAGTCGGCGTATAGAGATGATCCAACAAGACTACGAATTTGTGATCTGCAACTATGACGGGCTCAACCTGATAGCGGAAGAGATTAACGCCAACGGTAAGTTTGATCTCATCATCGTGGACGAAGCCAACGCATACAAGACCATCACAACGAAACGGTGGAAGACTCTCAAGTCCATCGTACGCCCAGACACGATGCTGTGGATGATGACGGGGACACCCGCATCGCAGTCGCCTGCGGATGCTTATGGTTTGGCCAAGCTGGTCAACCCAGACAACATACCTAAGTTCTTTACATCTTGGCGTGATCAAGTGATGAACAAGATCACCATGTTTAAGTGGGCTCCCAAACCCAACGCATCAGAGCTTGTTCATGAAGCACTGCAACCCGCCATTCGATTCACTAAAGAACAGTGCCTTGACCTACCGCCGGTCATTACGATGACGCGTGATGTGCCGTTGACACAGCAACAGAAGAAGTACTACGACATGCTCAAAGACAAGATGCTCGTACAGGCTGCGGGAGAAACCATCACTGCGGTCAACGCCGCTGCTGGAGTGAGCAAGCTGTTACAGATTTCATGCGGTGCTGCCTACACGGATGACAAAGAGGTTGTCGAGTTCGATGCTGCCCCAAGGCTGGCGGTGCTGGAAGAGATTCTTGATGAGACGAGCCGCAAAGTTATTATCTTCGCCATGTTTCGCAGCACCATCGATGCCATCTACGCCCACTTGAACAAGCGTGGTATCCCAACAGAGACTATCCACGGCGGTGTAACGGCCACCAAACGAGGCGACATCATCCAACGGTTTCAGAAACACAAAGACCCACGGGTGTTGGTCATGCAGCCGCAGGCTACTGCGCACGGTATCACGTTGACTGCTGCGGATACGGTGGTGTTCTACGGTCCTCTGATGAGTGTGGAGCAGTACATTCAGTGTATTGCTCGGGCTGACCGCAAAGGACAGGACTCCACTAAAGTTACGGTGGTGCACATTCAAGGCTCACCAATAGAGAAGCGTATGTTCAAAGCGCTCGAAGGGAAAGTAAGTGACAACTCACTACTGACTCAAATGTTTGAACACGAAATTAATTCTTGAAAGGAGTTGCAAAGCTATAAAATCCCTGTAAACTGTCTAACCCTTGACAACAAAATTGGAGAAAGCAATGAACGAAAAGGACAGTGAAGACGACATCAACATAGATAGGTTGGTGGGTATTCATGGAAAGATCAAGAGCAAGATCGAGGCTTTAGATAGCCAGATCGCAGCGCTTGAAGAACAGCGTGCTGAAATACGCATGGCTATAAAAGACCGGATGAAAGCCGAAGGTTTGAAGACGGTCAATACTACTTCTGGGACGGTCTCCTTGGTGACTAAGACGCGTTACAACACGCAAGACTGGGACGCATTCAAGAGCTTTATTCTTGAGCATGATGTTTTGGATTTGCTGGAGAAGCGCATCGCACAGACCAACATGGCGACCTTCCTTGAAGAAAATCCGGGGGTTTTACCACCGGGCATGAACTCAGTAACTGAGTTCGACATTCGTGTAACCAAGTCTAGAAAGTAATCTCATGAGTAACGTAACGCTTTTTAACGCATCTAAAGTTCCCGCATTCGCCCGTAACAATGAACTGTCTGAGACAGCTAAAGCCCTTACAGGGGGCAGC